AAGGTAAAACAGCCTTGTAAACCTCTTCCATAATCAGAACGTCATTCTCGTTATATTCCCGCATCGTGCGCCAAGCTGCTTTATTACCAGCCATGCACTTTTGCCAGAGTTCCATCCCTTGATGCTCTGTTTTTTTCCCAATATTGAGCCGTCTGGTGATGTAGTCCAGCTTGTTCGATGGAAATTTAAACCTACCCTTCATGGTTCTGAGTAGATCAATCGTTTTATATGGTGCTGGGGGTTTTAGCTTATGCAGTAAGAATTGGGCGTTTAAGTGCTTGTGGTCAAAGTTAATCCCGTTATAGGTAACGGTAGCATCACACTCATTTAAGAGTTCGTGTATCCCCTTAATCATTTCCCTAGGGCTAGATTGATGTACTGAATCAAACATAATCTCATCTGATCCATACTACTTAGCAGCCCAGCAGAGAATAGTACCTTCTGCGATGATATTTTTGAAGTTAATATTCTGATCCCATAAGCCAAATACAAGCGCCTCCATAGGACTCGTTTCAATATCCAGCAGCAATATCTTCATGCTATTGAGCCGCCAGCCTCTACATATACTGCTTTTAGATCACTCATTTTGTTGGTGTGTTGCCCATAAGTTGAATCTGGCAAACTTGCCCAGATGTTGTTGCATTTGCGTACAGCATCTTCAAACCGCCCTGCGTTGATGTCATCTAATGCGTGGCGTTCTTTAATTTGTTGTAAAGCGATGATGTCTTGGCTGGCTGGGGAAAAATCTTTGATGCCTAGCTGAATACAGTAGATGCTGTAATAACGTGATAGTAGTTGGTATCTTCCAGATGCCGTAGATTGCAGCGTGTCACTTAGTCTTACTAGCTTTCTAGGGTGACTTACATAAGAAGTAAATAAGTCTGGGTGCTGTGCTGTACTGCCAACAATGACGTTATAGCCATTGTCTGAAACAGCAAGCAAGGCAGCGCCTATTTCAGAGTGGGCAATCATGTCTAAAAATGCTTTTTCGTTATTAGTCATTTAGCCCATGCACTTTCTAGCATATTGACTTCTGCTATTGCGATATCAGCATCGTTTGCCACTTCGACAAGTCTTGCTGAACAATCTTCGACCACGCTTGAGAGGGATGCGATTCTCCTACTAAGGGCCTCTCTGGTATCTGTGGGCAAACCGCTGTTGAAGGAAGTGTTACTGACCCGCAACCCGTTAACAGCATTACGGTTAACAGTATTAATAGCAAGTAAATCGGACTTAGCTTTAGAAAGTGCATTTTGAGCCTCATTTAGTTGATGTTGAAGTAGCAAGGTTTGGGTTTGAGCTTGTACGAGGTCTTTATTTAGACCAATCTCATCCTCTGAAACACGCCGTTCATAGCCGATACTTTCAAAATGATGTATGGCGATTAATAAAGATCCAATAGCAATTCCAGCCGCAATCATTACGCCAAAAACTTTCATTAATAGCGATTGCGGCATAAATGGGAGTATGTTCATAACTTTCCTTCTGGAGTATCTTTTTTAAGACCTAGCGCAACACCAACCCCTGCAAAAACTGCGCCCATTCCCACGCCAAAATCTTGAATAACAAAAGATTCTCTAAGATATAAGTGATGAAATGCGGCTGTCGCAAGTGCATAAACCACCGTTAACCCAGCGCCAATTTTGACAATGCAAAAAGTGGCGTTGTCTGGCTCTGTAAATATATTTCTGAATAACTCTTTAATGGAGTCCACTACATTTCCTTTAGACGTAAAAAAACCGCCCGTAGGCGGTTAGATTGATGCGTTGAAAGTATTTAAGCTGCTACTGGATCAATTACTGGAATCCAAGGAATAGGCAACTGCACAATTGGGGGGTTCTTTTTATCTTCAAGATCTTTATCTAGGTATGTCTCTAATCCCGCTACATCAATTTTCTCTTTAACCCAGCCTACAACTTCTTCTTCTGTCAATGACTCATACGGTTTAAACGAGGCTGCATCTGGTGATTCAAATCCTACGGTTCCATAAGTGCCAACAGAATCTGTTCCGTCTGTGCAGTTAATTGTGTAATGTGCCGTTACTACTACGTCAACTAATCCATCTACAGATTTAGCTGTATCGAGTGCTGCAATTTTATATGTGTATGTATTCATATTATTTAGCTCCTAATTGTAATTCGAGGGCAGTTACTTTTGCGTTGAGTTCTTGGATTGCTGCTACAAGATATGGGATAAGATTAGGTGTTAATCCCAATAGAGTATCCACACCTGTTATTTCTTTTTCTGCTAAAGACGCAGCGTGTTCGCTAACTTGATTGGGCAATACTTTTTGATATTCTTGAGCAATAAAACTAATGTCATGCTTTTTAGTCTCGATATAATCAAATTCTACTGGACGTAAAGCAATAATTGTAGATAGCCCATTTTCAAGAGTTACAATATTTTCTTTAATACGCTGGTCAGAAGTAATGGACCAAAGGGTAGAGTTATTTCCTTGGTACATAGCACCGCCATTTGGAGAAATGAATCCTGTATTTGTTCCTTTCCCTCCAATTGAAACGGAGCATATTACTATTTCATTTGATGCTGCTCCAGAGGCTCCGTTATATGGATTAACTCCTATATAAACACAACCAGTTCCAGTTGTTAAATTATTTCCTGCTGCATAACCTAATGATGTGTTGTATGCGCCAGATGTAGCTCCATTCCCAGCAGAAAAACCTATAAAAGTGTTTCCAGACCCTGTTGCGCTTGTTCCTGCTATATAACCTAAATAAGTATTTGATGTCCCAGTCGTATTACTATACCCAGCTTGATAACCTACTGCGGTGTTGTTAGATGCTGTGGTGTTGTTAAATAAGGATTCATATCCTAAAGCAGTATTATTCCCACCAGTTGTATTTAATCTTAGCGCAGCATATCCTAATCCAGCATTACATGAACCACTTGTATTTGCATACAAAACATCTTTTCCAACAGCAGAATTTTGTACTCCTATAGTACTTCCATATCCTGAAGTAGTTCCAATATAAGTATTTTCATATCCAGTAGTATTACTATAACCAGCTTGATAGCCTACTGCGGTGTTGTTAGAAGCAGTGGTGTTTGACACAAGAGCTTGTGTACCAATAGCGGTATTTAAACTTCCAGTTGTATTACTTAACATTGCTTGGTCACCAATAGCCACATTATTAGAGCCAGTAGTGTTTGCAAATAAAGGTTTAAATCTACCAACAGCGGTATTCGCATCACCAGTTGTATTGGTACTCATTGCTTGATAGCCAATACTTAAATTAGTCCCAGTGGTATTGTTACTTAAAGATTGATACCCAAACACTGTTCCTAAAGACTGACTACCACCACCTAAACCAACAGTAATGCCGTGAATTAAAGCATCCGTAGAAACTTGAAGAAGATTAGATCCTGATGCTGCTGTTGTACCAACAAGCAAACGACCAGAAGTATCAATACGCATACGTTCTGAAGCGCCAACAACAAATTGCATATTTACTGATGCTCTTGAATCTGCAATAGCGGTATAGCCCGATCCTGAAGAAGCTGTAAACGCACCTACATCTGCTACCTTTAAATTTAGCGCTGAAGTCGATGAACCATTTACTGCTAAAGCAACTGTATTTCCACCAAAGTTAGGCGTAGTAGTACCAATACCTACGTTACCAGCAGAGTCAATACGCATTCTTTCTAAACCAGAAGTATAGGAAGCTAAAACATTATTTAAGCCATCATAAGTTAGAAAGTTAGATAATGAGCCAGAGCGTACTGCTTGAAGCGATACATAAGCCGCTTCAGAGCCAGCCGTAATACCAGTCATCTGAGTATTAAATTTTGCGTAAGGTATATTTGCAGACGACGAATTTAAACCATCAAAACGTATATCGCCAATATAGTTATTTGCTACTGCTGTGTCTGTTCTTTTTATAAATACAAATTGTTCTGATGCAGACTTAAATACTACGTCACCTCCAGTTACATCGAGTTTTCCTGATGGCGTAGAAGTACCAATACCAACTAAACCACCTGTATCAATACGCATTCTTTCGCTACCGCCTGTGTACATTGTTAGTGGTAAGTATGTGCCTGTTCCACGAATTGAAGACGTAATACGAGCATCACTTCCACCTAAAATTGCGAGTTGTGCAAAAGATGAATTTACTAATAGCGGATCAGATTCAGCAGAAAAGTTTGAATTAACAGACGTGCCATTGGGGGCAAGTGTTAATGTAGTTGTTCCATTAACTGTACTTGTTTGAAATGCAACACGACTAGCTATAGTAGCGTTACTAAAATCACCAGTGATGCGGTTACCAGTACCAGTAAATGTATAGCTACCAGCGTTTGTTTCACCAGTAGATGTAAGGGTCGTAAATTTACCCGTTGCTGGAGTAGTAGCGCCAATAGCAACGCCGTTAATATTTCCGCCTGTAATTGCTACGTTTGAAGGGTTAATAGAGGCTGCGCTTGCTGCTGCTGCTGTTGCGCTATTTGATGCATTTGTTGCAGATGTAGCCGCTGCGGTGGCTGAATTACCAGCATTAGTAGCTTGTGTAGATGCTGTTGTTGCTGATCCAGCCGCTGCGGTTGCTGAATTTGCCGAATTTGTAGCGGATGTAGAGGCATTTCCAGCTTGGGTAGTAGCTGTACTTGCTGAACCAGACGCAGATGTAGCTGAAGCTGCTGCATTGGTTGCCTGAGTAGTTGCTATTCCAGCTTGCGTAGTGGCGGTCGATGCAGATCCAGAAGCAGATGTAGCAGAGTTAGCTGCATTAGTTGCGCTGGTTGCTGCATTAGTAGCTGATGTTGTTGCAGAAGATTCTTTGGTAGTTGCTATTCCAGCTTGTGTAGTAGCGGTGCTTGCCGATCCTGCTGCTGCGGAAGCTGATCCCGCAGATGCAGTAGCGCTATTAGCGGAATTGGTAGCTTGAGTTGTAGCCGTTGTAGCCGAACCCGCTGCTGCTGTTGCGCTATTTGATGCATTAGTAGCTTGAGTAGTGGCGGTGCTTGCTGAACCTGATGCGCTTGTTGCAGATGCAGCAGCATTAGTAGCTTGAGTTGTTGCGGTAGTTGCGGAACTGGCAGCATTGGATGCGCTAGAAGCGGCATTTGCAGCACTTAATGCTGCGGCAGATTGAGACGCTTGAGCAGTTGCATCGTAATCTTGCCAAGCAGTTCCGTTATATATACGAAATTTTTCTGGAGATACGCTGTTATTTTCGTACATGATGCCATTGTTTAGCGCAATGCTATTGGCAGATGCAAAAGTAGCAGCAGCAGAATCTGATGCAAAAGAACCTAAAAACGCACCTCTAAAAGAAGCAAGTAAGGCGGCTGTACTATTTGCAGATGAAGATGCGCTGGTAGCTGAACCAGCAGCAGCCGTAGCGCTATTTGCCGAATTAGTAGCGCTAGTTGCGGAGTTTGTGGCTGATGTTGCGGCTGCGGTGGCTGATCCAGATGCTGCCGTAGCTTTTGTAGTAGCTATACCAGCCTGAGTAGTGGCTGTAGTAGCAGAATTCGTTGCATTAGTTGCTTGAGTCGTAGCGGTTGCGGCAGAGTTTGCGGAATTGGTTGCTTGAGTAGCTGCTGCTGTTGCTGATCCAGCGGCGGCGGTGGCAGATGTGGCAGATGCTGTAGCTGAATTTGCGGCATTAGTAGCTGATGCTGATGATGCCACAGCATTTGCGATGGTAATGGGATTTACTTCTCCAATATCACCTTTAACTCCAATGGGGGCTAAGTTAAGCTCAACGGTAAAATTGCTATCTGTTACCTCTAGCGCAACCGAATTTAGTTGTACTGGTTGGATTTCTACCGATAAGGTCATAGTGTTACCTGTTCAATGAGTGAGACGTAAAAGGTTTCTGTTGATCTAACTATTCCCTGCTCTGTAAATTGAATATCACAAAGCAAGTTTCCAGAAGGCCATGTAGACGTATCTGAATTTGATGGTGTCAAAATAAAAACGCCAGGATTATTTGTTTGATCCGCTTTGGTTATTACTAGATCCGTTACTAACACCGCAGCCTCTCGAATTTGGCTTTTAATATCTATGTTTGTAATGTCGTATGGAACGCCGTTTTGCAAATAAGTGCAATTAACGGTAAACGAATCACCTTTTTTAAAGTCTGGAAGGCTAATGGTCATATCTGTCCTTATGCTGGAAATTTTGATTTCAAGAAATCTTCAAACAAAAAAAGCGCCCTGCTTCCCATGTGTCCTGATATGCCGACTAATGCAGCAGTTACCAAAGGCGCTATTTGTGAGTTTTCGCATAGCCAAAACGTCAGAACTCCCGCAAATCCTGATGTGACTATTTCTCCGACTAATTCGGCAATATTGAAAATGCGTGTTTGACCTAGGGCTAACTTACGCATGAAGTTAACAATCCCACCCAAAATAGCAAGTGAGAAAACCCACCCATAAGTGATAATTGAATATGACGTAGGATCTTTTTCCATGAATGTTATTCCTGAATAAATGTGTTGAATTTTTTTAAATTTTCAATAGATGTAATAACTTGAAGGTTAGATTCAACATGCAAACCACAAACCTTTTTATTAATCAACGGAATAACATGGTCAACATGCCATTTGACTCCGGTTACATCGCTTCTTTTTTTGGCAATCTCATAAATTTCTTCAATAAAAAATTTATTAGCCCATCTTGGTGTTGCGTTTAATAATGCTGCTCTTCTATTTGCTCTATATAAGGTCAGCTTATGTTTATTAATAGCTTTCCATGCTCTCTTCTTTTGCTGTCTTTGATCTTTATTTTTTGAGTAGTCAATTTTTGAATTTATTAGAATTGCAGCTTTTTTAGCCTTGTATCTAATTGCAGACCGTATAGATACTTTTTCTTTATTTTTTTGATAATGCTCAGCAGAAGTTTTTAATTTTCTTTCTTTTACGCCCTCACGCTTAACGTACTCAGAATCGTATTGTGATTTTTTGAGCTTTAACTCAGCATCCTTATCAATCATAGAAATTTTCTAGGCAATAAAAAACCCGCCGAAGCGGGTTGGGTTTTGTAATTACGGTTAAGCTGGTGGGGCTATAAATTTTCCTGTGTCATCCTTTATCCATCCAACTTCAACGCTATCTTCTACAACATAAGTTTGAGGATGAGGATTTTCTGGATCAAATTGCGGAACTTGATCTAAGTTTAATAAAACAACAACTTTTTCAATTTCGTTATTAATAAAAGTACTTGCATATTTCATGTGTATTTCCTTAAAAAATTATCCACCGCCACTACCAGCGGTATTCACAGAGCTAATAGGCGTATCGAAATAATTTCCATTGGATATGGTTATTCTTTGAAAGTTGTAGGTAGTCGTTCCGCTATAAAAACTCCAAGAAGAAACGCTTGAAATCCCGTTTCCAGCAGATCCCGCATAGTTTGCGCTTGCTACGTTTGCGGCTGCTGTAATAAAACCGCTGTTATTTGTTAGTTGACTGGTATATGTCGGAGAAGTAACGGTAACTGCGCCAGTTTGACCATTAACGGATGTCACTCCACCGTTTCCAGCAGATCCAGCGGAGGCTGCATATCCCGCAGATCCAGCGCTATTGGCGTAATTTACCGAAAAATTTGCTGGGTTATAGACGTAAAAATTTACCCCGTCACTACCACCCCATAACCAAGTTGGCTGCCCACCTTGACCAGACCATGCCCAATTCCATGTAGTTACCGATGGTTTTCCAGACACTCCAGACCAGGGAACAGTAGATGCTGAACTTGCAGATCCAGAGCTAGTAGCATAAGAAACGCTACCAGCAGATGTCTGATAACCGCTTGGATTGGTAGAGTTGTATGGGGTATACCCAAGAGCAGAAATAACATTTATGGCAACCCCACTAGCAGATGTAATTCTTCCCTTTGCATCCACAGTAAATGATGGAACTGTTACAGATGATCCAAACCCACCGACATTAGAATTGACTGATGTTAGGGTTGATATTAATGTTACAGGTCCAGACCCATCAATGTTTACTGATCCTGTTATATCCCCAGAAATATTTAATGCAAATGCGTTTTTTAGCTTTATAGCTTGTGAAACTACGATTGCATAAGTTGCAGTTAGGGCAGACCATGCTGATCCAGAAAACTTTTCCCAATAGGAATTTGCTGAATTCCAGCGAATTGCATTTACTGGAGTGTTTGCTGGGCTTGTTGTTGCTGGGTCTAATCCTAAAGCAAGGTCAATAGCAGTTGATTTAATTTCTGTTGGAATATTGACATAGTTATCAGATGTGATCGGTTTATTAAAATCAGAACTAGACATAATTAATAGCCTTTAGCTGCCCAAGAAACCGTGCCGTTGACACGAATTCCAGAGGAATTGAATAAAAGAATTTTGAAGCTGGTTGGATAAGGGGCATCTAAGAAATCATAGATTGCGGTTATTGGTGTAGTTGATTTTGGTGTTACTTGAATAGAAATAACATCAACAAATTGAACAAAGAAATTAACTACAGTTCCGCCGCTATCAGATGCTAGGCAATTTACATTTCCAGCGTCGTTTTTTAATTTAACGTCTAATTTAAATTCAAGAGAATCAATTCTGATTATTGATAAATTATCAGATGACGTTACTGTAACTCTATATTTAACATATCTAAAATTCGTTAAATAGGCTTGAGTAGTATTTGAATAATCTATCCAAGTAACCCCATCAGCACTTGAGCTTATGGTTGTTGATAAAGTTGGAGATCCTGAAATTACATCACTTGTAATGTTTACTGCTACATTTGATGATGAAATTACCGCACCATAATCAATTAGCTCTTCATAGTATCCGCTTGATAGTGATGGTTGAGCATAAACAGGATAACCAGCATTTATCTGATCTTGTAAAGTATTCCAACCATGCGTAGAAAAATGTGCAGCAAAGGTTGAGGATGTATCAATAGGCAGAATTAACGATCCAGAATCAGTAATTGCATTATTTTTTGTGCCATTAAAAATACTGTATAAATCGGAATGTAATATGTAATCAGGGGGCTGATTTACTAATGCTGTGACTAGCGACGGCGTTCCATAATTACCAGCGCTATCAATACCCGTGATCCAATATGTATAGTTTCCAGCGGCTGTTTCAAAAACGGTGGTAAACAGACCAGATTTTGTTCCAAGAACAAAAGCGGAGTTATAGTCCGTGCCTTTTCGCACTTCATAAGAAGAAACGGGCAATGAACGAGTTGAATCCGTCCAATAAAGAAGAACATTATTATCAATTACTTGAGCAGTAATAACTGTTGGCGCTGGAGGTATTACTAGAACTTGAACCTGACCATAGCTTCCGATGTTTCCCGCTACATCAACACCAGCAACCCAAAAAGTATTAGATCCGCCAAAGTTTGCTGGTGCTTGGTATTGATTTGTATAAGATTGCGCTACATCTGTTGCTAAAGCTAATGTTGCACCTGATTTGATAATGTAATGGTCAATTGGCAACGCAGTAATAGCATTAGTCCAACTTAATACATAATTCTCACCATTAAACGATGAGGCTATTGATGGAGATGAAGGTGCTGGTATCGTCAAACTTTGTGATGCATACCCACCAATATTTCCTGCTACATCTACGGCAGCTACCCAATATGTTTGCGACCCACCATAAGTAACCGCACTTTGATATTGAGTTGAATATGCAATTGCTATTTGAGTTGCAGCAGCTAATGTAGCGCCATTTGAAATAATGTAATGGTCTATAGGGAACGTGCTAAGAGGAATAGTCCAATTTAAAACATAATTTTGCCCAATAATGCTTGTGTTTAACGTTGGGGTTGCTGGTGTCCCAATGGTTACAGAAACTTGTGCAGCGTTTGTAGACTCGCTATTTTTATTGTTTCTAGCTTTAATAAAGTATGTATAAGAACCCGATGATTTTGGTGGAAGTGTTACGGTGCTACCTTTGTAATATCCAACTAAAGAAGATGCTCCCCAAGAGCTTCCTTGCCTAATCTCATAATCATAAAGAGATGGTAATGGAACCTGATTCCAAGTTAATTGAATTCCAGTTGGTATTAAAAGCTCTGTAATTGCCGTAACATCTGGCGGAATAAGTGGCTGACCATTTACGGTAAATGATTGTAAAAATACTGACCCAGCAAACGTCCCAGAAGTGGGTAAAATTTGAATATCCAAAGAACCAGTTTGGTCTACCGTCAAATCAAATTGATTTGTATATGTAGTCAACCTATTCCAAGCGCCTCCATTAATTCTCCATTTCACATCGCCTTTTTCAAAATTAGACGCATAAAAACTAACAGTAATTAACGATAAAACGTTGTTATCACTTCCCATATACACCAACTCGCTAATAGTTGCGGAGTTAACCATTGGGGTGCTATTAAGCAATAAAGTATTTGAATAAGCGGCATTCCAAGTTCCATCCCAAGCTGAATAAAACTCTGGATCTTCATCGGTTGCAACTACAGTAACCCTAGATTCGCTTGAAGGCTGAACAGAAAGTATTTTTACTAGCTTTCCTGGAGTTGGCAATGGAGAGAAAAACCAAATATGATCCATATCCAACGTTCCAGTTTCAAAATCTGGAGCGACATTTAATGTCAAGGAGTTTGAATCTCCGCTACCAGAAACGACTGTGTATGTAGTCATTGTTCCATCTGGCTTTTTAAGCATTAAATAGTCTGTTTTTCCACTTCTTGGAACAGTTCTATCTATTGTTAATGTGTTTCCAGTATGGCTAATAACTCGACCAGAATACCCCCATTGGGTAAGGTCGTGAGATAGCAACACTACGTCACCACGTTGGCATACAAATCCTTCAAAATCGCAATCCCATTGAATTCGACGAGTTCTGTAGTATTGCTGTGCGGCAATGTAATTTGCAAATTTACCAGCCATTGCTTGATTGGTACAGCCAAGCAAATTAATCGAGCTTGATCTGGATGGGCTTGTTACGCCTGGAACAATTACCCTAACTTGATCTTGAACCCAGTTATTTGCTGGATTAACGTAAGTAACAATGACTTCTTCTGCAAGCTGTTCCGTTATGTAATTAACTGAAAAACTTCCTCGCAAAATATTGCTCATTCCAAATGCAGCTACTGGAGATGCGTTTCTTTGATCCCAAACAACGCCTATTTTTCCTGTTGCCCATGATGGTGAAGCAAAACCACATCTTGCAATTGTTGTAAGTACATCCGCTGCGGTCTGAGTGCTATCAAAGACAGCATTAAAGCTTAAACTTTCAGCATCACAAAATGCAGCCCAAGAATGTAGCCCATCCAAATCAATTTGGGAATCTGGCATTCCTACGCCATACAGAAGTTTTCCAGCGCTATCAAATCTTCCTTTGGAAAAATCCATAAACCAATGTGCAGGGTTACTGGTCTGTCCATAAACCCAAGATGAACCGTTCCAGTAATTAGCATTTGCAATCGCCGTGACCGAAAGCTGCTGAACCGTTCCATTTAATTGATCGGACGCTTTAATTACCAAGCCAATTCTATTTTGCCCAACATAAGTAGAGGTATCTAATTGATAACTTCTTAAGGTGTCCCAAGTAGTTGCGTTTTGGGTTCTGGAATCTGTAGAATCTGCGGTATTTCTTAAAATTCTTACGTCATAAGCACCATTTGCAACGTCAATATAGTAAGTTTTTCTAATTGGGCTTTGGGATGCGCCAGAAATAATGACAGTATTGCTAACTTCATTTTCAATGGTTGAATTAATCCAAGAAGATGTGCCAGTTGGCCTATGTTGAATAGTTAAAGAAACGCTAGTTGAGTCTAATCCACCATTATTATTTGCATAGTAAAGGGTTGTAATAACATCAATTCCAAGCTTGTAAGAATCTGTAGAGCTTGAGCGTGTCATCCATCCGCTTGCATTAGTAAGAACGCCGCCTGAAATGGTATCTACATTTCCAGGAAAAGAAGTTATTCTTCCTTGGGAATCGCAACCATACCAGGCGTAATTTGTGTAATCTGTAATTGGACTGGTTCCAATCTGCCAATTACTTAGAGCTAAATCAGATAAACCTAGGTTAAAAATCTGATATAAGTATTGATCGTCACCTTGAAACTCTGTATATGGTTTTGCTCCCATATCTGGAAAAAATTGCATTGTTCCCATTACGACGGGCATAGACTCATATGGCCTAGACCGATTACTTCCACCCGTAATGCTATAGGTAGGTGAAGATTGGGAATTTACGCCGCTAGTTGAGCTTGTGTCAGTTCCTGGAACAACGGCTTTAAAGATAGCATTAACCACCATCGAGCCAGCAATACTAATAGCTGCACCAGCAGCAGCACCCCACGCAGCGCCATAGGCAGCGCCTACTGCTCCCGCCGTATAAACCGATAAAACAACTACCGCAATTAAAGCAACAATCTGCAATGGGTTTGATCCACCGCCGCCACCGCCACCGCCACTAGCTGCCGCCTGAACGTTAATTAACTGCCCGTTTTTTGGGCAAATAATATCCCACTCATCTACAGTTAATAAGCGGTCATCTAATAGGACAATAATTGATTGACGGTCATCAATTCCCGTTTCGAGCAATATTTCTCTAACTGTCGATCCTTGTGCAACCTCTTTAGAGATAACTTTACGATCTGCTCCTATTAAGACTGGATGGGGATGCCAAATAACATCCATAGCATTCATCAAAGGGCTATTTGTAGCGTTCATCACTTCCACTTGTAATATCCCTCTACCATTAAGAAAAATTTGCTTAAATCTCGAATTTTGTGCAGCACTACCATTCCTGCGTTTTCCATAGCATGAAGTACGCATTTATCGCCATTTACTATGCAAAAAACTCCAATATGCCCAGGTCTACCAGCGCAAATCATGAGAACAGCATCCCCTTCTTTTGGGTCATTAGTTTTTTCGCCATAAATAGCGACTAAATCAGTCATTTGCCCTACCCGACCAAGCCTTGAAGATGCTCTTGCAACTTCTATTTCTTCAGGGGTTGGAAGCTTGAAAACTTCACGCCTTACACGACTTAAAAGACGAGCGCAATCAGCTTCACCAGAGACATAAGGATCTCCGATGTAATTGGATGACCAATGCAATTAAAAAATTCCGCTTGAGTTATCTGGTCGATATTGAATGCAAATTGCAGGCCGAGAAAATAGATTGTCAAAACCTAAATCTGCCGTTACTTCTTGCATTGTGACGTTTACGTTATAAAGATTCATGGTAATTTGCCATTCAATTAAATCAGGCCTTGATCGCATGATTTGCATGAATTTAACGGTGCTTCCCTGTCCGCCATTACTTGTTTCGATCCAATACATTAAATCTTGCCCAACGTTATCAACAGCTAACTTTGCTTTTGGCAATTGGCTTTCATAGTCATCTGGCAAAATACATCTAAACGGACAAGCAATAAAAGTATTTCCATTGCTTACTAAGTCTTGCGTATCGTTTATGACTCGAACGGGAACGGTTAATAAAGGATGATCGATTTCCAATAAAACTAATGGCGCTTCTTGTGCGCTAACAGATGAAAGTGTTGACTTATAAGCGGACGAATATGCTCGTGTCATTTATTAACCCCAAGATTCTATTTTTGCTTGCACTTGCCAGGCGGACATTCCACCTAACATTGGGGTTGCGGTAAATCCACCATTGACAAAACGAGCTTGAACTACCGTTCCCGTTACTGGATCAGAATAGTTAAACCAAGAAGCTCCTTCGCTTAGAGTGCTAGAGAACCAGGTTTTAAATGCCAGATAATTGCTCAAACCTTCAATATAAATATTGCAAGTTCTTGTCATCATGACAGTAGATCGAACTTTAGCTTGTCTTGGAGGCCCAGATTCCATATCCGACCTCAGAATAGCGGACTCTCTTTGCTCTTGATAGCCATTAAAAAGTATTTTTGCGTATGTTGGAAGGGTTGGGGTTGTCATTACATTGCCCTTCTAAGACCAAAAACGCTTGCCATTTGCTGAGACATTGCTCCGTTATTTCTAAGGTCTGTTGCCATTGCTTTTTTAACTA